GGTCGTTTCAAGCTATTTATTCGTGTTTGGCATGGAAATATTCGCTTCGACCTGGATAATGCTCTAAAAACGATCCTTGATTGCTTGCAAATGGTGGAGGCTATTACAAACGACAGCCTATGTTTTGAGATTCATGCGGAGAAACGGATAGACCGACGGAATCCGAGAGTAGAGTTTGGTATGGAAGAGATAAACGAGCAAAAAAATATATTTAGCCAAAATAAAGCGAGCGAAAATCACTTTCATCTGTCAGATGAGCAAGAGTACCAAAAAGAATAGATTATCATTTTCGCTCACCTTAAAATGAGCGAGAGCAACATTTAAAAGTTATGGAAGCAATTAAAGAAAGAGTTTATTAAGAACAAAGAGCGATTTATCCAAATCGGATATAATCCCCAAACTGAAGTTTACTTATACAAACGTATATTCCCAGGAGGAGCAATCGTTTATGAAGTGTTTAAACGCAAGATAAATAAACGGTTTAACTATGTTAGCTATCCCGGTAACAATGCCTTTGGTTATTGGGCTTTGACATTCCCCAAATATGAGCAAGCGAGATATTATTTAGATAATGGGTTTATAAAACCTTCGTAGGCTAATTTTAAAAAGAACCATTCAAGTAAACGTCCATCAAGCGAGGAAAAGTATTACCGGATAGGTGTTTGTCTAATCGTTGCAAAAAAATTAGAGAACAAATATTTTAATAACCAATTTAATTTTTAACGTTATGAGAAAAAAAGTTTATTCGATCGAGAACCAAGACGGTTTAAATTTCAGTGTACAAAAGACATCACCGTGCGCCATTACGCACAAGGGAAAGGAAAGGTTACCCGAACAGATTACTTTTCTTTTTGGAGAAATTGATCCTGAATCAGATTTGACAGAAGATAACAATTTGGTATGTAGTATCAGTAAGGAAGAAGCCGTTAATTTGGCAATCCGCTTACTAAAACTTAGCACGAGGGGAGTAGCGGAAAACGGGATGTCATTACATAACTTTTCAGGATACGATTTTTCCGTTCATCATGCCAAAGAAGATGGCGTACATATCGATGAACTAATTTTCGAGATCGGTAATCTGGAGGCGGACGATATTGCGGAGGATGGAACCATCTCCGTATGTCTGACTAACGAATCAGCAAAAGAGTTAATTAAAGTGTTGGCAAAGATTGTATAACCCAATACCGGGTAGGTCTGCTTCGGACGATCTACCCGGCATAAATAAAAATATGATTATGATAAGAGACGAATTATACATCAATAATACAAAGGTTGATCTAGGTAAAACGGATATTACTTTGAGTTATAAAAGTAATTTGCTAACCGATATTAGTAAGATCGTAAGTAATAGCAGCTATACTATCAAGCTACCGAAAACAGCGAGAAATCTTGCTTTGATTGAGTGTTCTCACATGCCGAGCTCAACGAGCCGTTATCCTTATCTAAAACATAAAGGTACATTATTGCGAAATGGTATTGAGATAATCAAAGATGCAATTGTAGTATTACTTGAAACCGGAGAATTTATAGAGATAGCTTTAACTTGGGGTAATGTCACTAACTTCGCTGGTGTGGTAAACGATGGTAAGAAGCTAACGGATTTGGAATATGGAACAGAAGAGGGAGTAGATTGGGTAGTGTGGAATAATAAAGGAAGCAATTCTGTACAGTTTCCTCTTATTGATTACGGATTCAATTCCGGTGATCCGAACGTGTGGTATCATCCTGTAGTTACTGTGAAATGGATTTTAGACAAGATTCAGGAGCAAAGCGGAGTGACGTTTAATTTTCCTTCTGAAAAACTTACTGTTATAAACAGAATGATTATTCCTCTTTTGACAAGGAATGATTCACAAAAATTGTATGACAAATATAGAATCAATTTTACAGGAGATGGAGTATCCAGGGAACAATTAACAGGAGGAAGTACCCAATTATCCGGAAATATAGGTCTTAATATCAAATTCAATGGAGATAGTACTCAACTTAAGTACGGAAATATAAGGGAATTTACATATCAATCTTCTGTATCACCTTTTAGAACATTAACAACTAGAGGTTTTTCATCTTCCCATGATTCAGTAAATACTAAAGTAAAGGGGATTGTTCTTACAACATTTACAATGGCGTACAATCCAAGTAATATCGATAAAGTATATTTGGAAATACGGGTTAATGAATCTCTCGTGCATTCTATAAAGCCGACATCATTTCAGGAAATTGGCAATAAGCAATATAATGCAGGATTTAACATTGATGCAACAGTATCACTAAAACAAGAAGATACATTATTCTTTGTGTTAAACACGAATGATACAACTACTACGGCATCTCAATATACCGATTTGAATCTTACATTATCAGCTAGAGGTGAAGTTCTTTTTGGAGAGAAACTTCCCTTAGTTCCCAATCTTCCTGATGTTAAACAAATAGACTTTATCAAGGCCATTGCCTCAATGGTTGGTCTGTTTGCCTTACCGGATGGCGTAAATGGAATCAAGTTTATTCCCTTCGATAATCTGTCTGCAAACAAATCTAAAGCTGTAGATTGGACTAACCGTGTTATTATGGCTTATAGGAGTGCAACTCCACGAAGCCTTAAATATACTCTTGACAATATAGCTCAAAATAACAGATTCCGGTATAAAGAAGATGATAAGGTAAAAGGGGATTACGATGGAAATATACAGGTCAATGATGCCACGATAGATTACGAACGTGATGCTATTAAACTGCCTTTCTCCGCTTGCGATACAAAGAATGGAGTAGCTTATATCCCTATGTATTCCTACAACGAAAACGGGGAGTTACAATACAATAAAACAAATCCCCGAATATTGCTTCTTGACGGTACAAAAGGAGTATTCAAAGGGCTAGAATGGACTACCTTAATTGCAAATAACTACCAGACGTACAAAGGACTAATCAATGATGCAAAGGTAGTGACCGAGTATATCCGTCTCAACAGTATCGATTTACGAGATTTAGAGATGGATGTACCGGTTTATCTAGCACAATATGGCTGTTATTTGGCTATCATAGAGATAAAGACTAATGAGAATGATATATGCGAGTGCAAACTTTTAAAATTATAATGACATGGAAGAAAATGTAGAAGAAAAGATTCGGAGCATTACCGAACAGGCCAATCAAACTAGAAAAATGCTTTTAGAAGAGTATTTGGGACATTCCATCTCTATGGAGGAGGCTATAAATATGGAAATACCGGACGAAGCTCTGGATCATCTAGGAGATTTGTAATTTAATGACTAAATATAAAAGACTATTGAAGATATGGCAAAATTTAATGAACAGATAATTCAAAAGTGTGTTGACTGGGTATGTGAGAACGGGCTTATAGATTATGGTGGTACAAAGCTTATTGATTTTTGTAATGTAATGGGAATCGGAAAGAGTACCTATTACCGATGGATGGAAAATGAAACTTTCGGAACTGCTATAAAAAAGCGAAAGAAGATTTCAAAAACGGGTTAGAACGCAATGTTGTTTCTTCCCTTGCAAGGTCTGCCATTGGGTATGAATACGAACAGGTTTCTTCCGAATACTATATGGAAGGCAAGAAAAAGAAGTTGAAAAAGGAAGTAAGAAAAAATGTCCGTGTTGAGCCTAATGTGGGAGCTGGTATATTCCTTCTTACAAACCTTGCTCCTGATAGATGGAAGAACAAACAGAACACCGAGCATTCAGGAGAAGTTTCTACAGGATTGACCGTTGTAGTCAAGAACCAGGAAGAAGCGGATTTAATCAAACAATTAAAAGAACATTAGTTATGTCTGCACCTAAAGGAAACCAATTTTGGAAGTTGAGAAATAAGCATGGGAGAAGCAAGCGTTTTGCTTCTCCTGAACAGTTGTGGGAAGCAGCCTGTGAGTATTTTGCCTATTGTGACAGGACTCCATGGAAAGTAATCAAGAATAAAACGAAAGGAGAAATAAAGGAAAAAGAAGAAAACCCTACACAACGTCCTTACTCTCTGACCGGGTTAATGGCTTATTTAGATGTTAGTAAGTCCTTTTGGAACGATTTTAAAAAAGGTAGTCATGAAGATTTTTCCGTAGTCATTACACGCATAGAGAATGTCATCAGGACACAACAATTAGAAGGTGCTATTGTTGGTGCGTTTAATCCCAATATAGTTTCCCGAATTATAGGTCTTTCTGATAAACAAAAGGTAACTCATACCATCAACAGTAAAGAGTTTAAAGGCTTTGATTTCTTACCTTATATTCCCAAAGCAGATGAAAGCATATGAGGTTTTAGCATCAAGCCGCTTTCTACTTGCTACAATGAACAGAAACGGAGTGAGCGCAGATGATATAATGTATCTTTATGTTCTATGAGTATAGAGATATGCTTGCAGAAGGACGAAAAAAAGCCGAAATTCGGGACTTTCTTTCAAACAAGCATAAGCTATCAGCCTCAACAATAAAAAGAGTCATAAAACGTCTGAACGATGAATATAAATTATAGTTTTAATGGCTAAGTATAAACAAAAGTCCCGAACCAATCAAGGAACGGGGCTTATTATTTCTCTCATTTCAGCCTTTGCCAAAGGGGAAAGTTCTTTCATATAATTACATTTAAAAGCGGCTGATTCCAGGTCAAGCACATCATAACGAACGCCGGAACGTAACTTTCCATCAGCATCTTTATATTTCTTCACTATGCCAGCTTTTACCCATTTAGTAACATTTCCTTTGCCATACCGGATATGTGCCTGATTTTGAGATATAAATTGAGATTCTTTAAAGGAGTTGATCCGTTCTTTTTTACGACCCAGATTTTCTGCAAATTCTACTAGCTTAAACAGCAATTCTTCGGATATGGCTACAATCATATATATTTAGCAATGATTTCCTCAAATTTCGTTTCCGGCATCTTTTCTATTACTGGGAGCATCACATCAAGATACATACAATTAGCAAAACGAAAGTTTCCCTTTACTATATTCAACGTACGCACCTGTCCAGCAAACCTGTACAACCCATCGAACAAATAACGGTGTATGTCACACAATCCTTTTACGGTTGCCACCTCAATACGATCTATATCTCCAGTTTCAAACAAGGCATGAGCTTTGCAAAAGCTCAATTTATCTATTTCATTTGTATTCATACCCTATTGCATTATAGACAAATATCTTTGCAAAGAGGCTATTTCGGCCTCAACAACAAGTTTTTGAAAGGCTTCCGGCTTATTCTCTGTATGAGATTCTTCCAGTGCTTTATAATAACTTATTTTATCCTCATTGCTACCTTTTAAAGTAACCAATGTATACCCATTCCGTAAAAGATAAAGATTCATCAATAAACGTGACGTTCGCCCGTTTCCATCAATAAACGGATGAATACGTACAAGTTCGTCGTGAAGATATGCGGCTATAAGTACCGGATGTACTTTTTCTTCCTCCATCTGCCGGAACTTTATCATAAAATCCTCCATTTGCTTCTGTATTAAATAAGGTTGTGGCGGCATGTGGGTACTACCGGAAATCATAACGGGAACGGTACGATATTTCCCGGCATTTTCACGGTCTATTCCATGCAAGATAAGAGCGTGTATTTCTTTGATAGTACGTTCACTTATCTCTATATCCTTCTTCGCTATATCTTTGATATAATCAATAGCCTCGCTATGATTGATAGCCTCCAGATGTTCACGCATAGATTTGCCGGATATGGTAACTCCTTCATTTACTACTAGGGCGGTTTCCTGTAATGTAAGGGTATTGCCTTCGATTCGGTTACTTTCGTAAGTGTATTCTATATCTAAGGCATCCTGTATCTTTTGCAGCGCATCTTCCGGTAATGGACGTAAAGCGGATAATTCTCCTTTGAGTGTGTCAGCTTTATCTAACAACAGTTTTAAATCTTCATTCATGACTATTCTACTTTGATATTATAAAACGATTTCTCCGCTTTCTATTCTATCCAGTAACCGGGACAAATCCGGCACACTATTTATATTGTAATTGATATCTCTTATGCGGATTACTCCAATAATACCACCGGAAGAAGAAGGTACAAACAGTTCTGTAATGTCAACCTCTAAAGCATTGGCAATCCTTTCCAGTGTTTCAAGCGTTGGATTTCCATTTATAGCCCGACTTAAACTTTCTTGCTTAATACCCATCTTTTCCGCAAGTTGGCTCACTGTGATGCCTTTTTCTTTACATACTTCTTTTATTCTCATGATAATGACATTTTAAGTTATAATTCAATTTATGTGCAAATATAGAAATAAATAACTCAAAAGTTATATATCATAGTTAAATATAGTTTAAAGCATCATTATTTTTCATTTAGACAATTGTAATTATGATATTAAGAGTTATATTTGCATTATAATAATAACAATAAAAGTTATAAAGATATGGCACGTTACGATTTAAGCAAGATAATGAAGAGAGCGCACAACCTTTATAAAAACGCTCATGCAAAGTACCCGACATTTGCCGATGCACTCCGTAAATCTTGGAGCATGGCAAAGTTTGAGGTTAGAGTAGCCGAAGAACGCCAGACAATAGAAGCGGAGACAAAAGCACGTGAAGCAAAGGTACGTGAAGAGAACGAGCAAGCCGCCATTAGTTCGGTTCTTCTTCGTGCACAAATCGAAGCCGACCGGATCAGAAGAGAAGCGGAAGCCAAAGCGGAACGCATGAAAGGAGAGATAGCAGCACGCAAAGAGGGCATCTCTTACAACGAGTATCAAAACCGTATTAGTCGTGCAATGGGCTACGGGTGTGGCTCGTATTGCGGTGACTAGTTTTTTTATTCATAATAATTGATTTGTTTTCATGGAAGTACTGGTTTGTGAAAATAGGTGCTTCCCTTTCACTGAATTATTAACCATAGGGGGAATTCCCCCTATCATAAATTATACTATATGATAGAAACAAAGGTTTATAAGCTCCACGAGAGCAAGCAAGTAGAGGATATTGCTACCATGCTAAAGATAGAAGGAATTAAATATCAAGTATTCGAATACGAAGAGTACACAGCAATAGAAGTGACCGGCACACCATTAGAGATAATAAAAGCCTCATCAATATACCAACAGGTTACAACCATTAAGCTATAACGAGATGGAGATATTGATAGTATTCGGATGCCTATACACTGGCTATAGGATATTTAGGAAAAAGGGAGAGCACTTCTTTGATATTTAATCAATTATGAACGCTACACTAATTATTTGTATCATCCTTCTTGCTTTCTGCATCTGGGATGAAATGTTTAACGATAACAACAGAAATCAATCAATATAACTTTAATAACAATGGAAACAATTGACTTACAAGATTTAATCACAGAGAAAAATGTAGAATTACAAGAATTCATTAAAGAACAAATGAGAGTGCACCAGCTTAGTAATTTATCAATAGACGAAAGAGAGCTAATGATAGACACTCCTGTAATAAGTACAAAGCAAATGATTGATGCTTATTATTCCACGATCCAGCATGTGGCGGCTCGGCTGATTGAATTAGAAGGCAATAATGAGGCATGGAATAAACATCGAGTTATTATCATGAAGAAAGTAGCAAAGAAAGAAAAGGAATGTAAGAGAATAGAGAAGAAAGCCCGAAAACATGAAAGATATAGCCGAAAACTCACACGAGAGTATAATATAAAATATAATGCTAATATACAACTTTAGATATTATGTGCACATCATTAGAAGATGAAATACGGGCTGTAGTAGCCGTCATGAGACGGCAGAATAGAGAAATAAAAAGGTTTATTTTAAAGGAGGACAGCATGAAGGTAACAAAGTGTACAGGAAAGTCTAAACCTCCGAAATTCGACATGAAAACGCTTAATAAGAATTTGATAAGATAAATTTGTGTTAGGGGCTTCGGCCTGGCACATTAGTTGACGCCATCAACAAAGCCACCCCGGTAACAATACGGTTGCCGGGTTTTCTTTTTATGATGGCTATTTATGAGGATGAATGAGATAAACCCACAAATAAAAAGATCAAAATGTCGTAATAACTCCAATTATTTTTGTTCATTTGTCAACTTAACAAAAAGAAAAAGATATGGAAATAGATCCGATTATTAAGCAAGCCATTGAGATTGGTATTAAATTAGGTATTGAAGCATACAGGAATGAAAGGAATGCAAACCTCAAAAACAAAAAGATTCTTATCTGCAGGTCTGATGCAGAAAGACGTTTTGGTCGTGGAGTTATCAGAAATTTAGAGAAACGGAAACTAGTATTCCCTTATCAATTTGGTATTGAAACAATGGTAAACGAAGAAGGTGACGAAATTTCCGAACCTAGAGGACATATATACTATAAACTGCATGAAATTATGGAAGCTATTGAGAGTGGAAACATTCTAAAGTGTCTTCAAAAAATACAGATGTAGATAAAATAGCCAAAAGCAATTTAATATAAAATCAACAAATTATGAAATTACAAGATTTATTGGAAAGCGATTTAAATATTTCCATAACGATTACGATCAAGGAGCTAAAAGAATTTGCAGATTATCTTCTCCAACAGTCAAAAGATGATATAGAACGTTTGATTTTAGAAACAAAGCAACCCAAAGAATACCTTACTCCCAATGAAACCGCAAAACTATTGCATGTCAACCGTAGCACATTATATCAGTGGAATAAAAATGGATATTTACGTGTAATAGAAGTTGGAGGAAAAAGGCTTTATAGACAATCTGATATTGATGCCATTTTAAATAGGAAATAATCAGAAAAGAGCTGAAAAAGCAATTGTTGGAGATTAATTTATAACTTAATAAATAATACTATGATAGGAATAGAAAGAAGATTTTCAGACGACACTCGCCTAATTGACTTAACAGTAGGAGATTTAAAAGAACTAATAACCAGCCTTATCTCAAAAATCAAACAGATAGAAGAAAAAAGATATGTATATGGTTTACAGGGATTAGCCGATTTATTACACTGCACAAAGCGACATGCTTCAAAAATAAAATCATCGGGAATACTAGATGAGGCAATAAAACAAAGAGGGAGAACTATTGTAATAGATCATGATTTGGCTTTAGAATTATTCGGAAAGCAAAATTAATTGCAATAATGAAAGTTATTAGAACCAAACTTCCGAATACCGCTATTTGGAACTGATACACTACAAAGATTTTTCCGTAGTCATTACACATGTGAGAAGAAGAATCACACTTTTCCTACCCTAATTTTGTAGTACCAATGTAGTACCATTTTCAGTTAAGAGCAAAGAAAAGCCCTTCCAGAAAACATCTGAAAGGGCTTCGTGAGGTTCCTGGCGGATTCGAACCGCCGTACACGGTTTTGCAG